TAACTTTGATAGCGAAAGATATGACCAACACAAAAGTGAAATTATTGTAGCTAAAAGCAGATATGGTAGGATAGGTACACATCAAGTTGGATTTAATGGTAATCGTTGTAAATTCTACATGAATGATAAACTAGCGAAAGATGATTCAAAATAAATCTTGTAATGGCTGCTACTATGAACATGATAGGACCTGTTATTGGTTTGAACTTGTTAATGGTAGCAGTCCAAAGATAATACCTGATGATACATTTAATAAAGGATGTAAGCAGTATAACAATACTGCGATAGGTAATCAAACTATGGATGGTATAACTACTAAAATAATTAATGTATTTAAAGGTGAAATAATAGGAGAAAAGTATACTCCTATAAAATGGTCTAGTAATTACAAGAAGAAAACATATACTACAAGACACAAGTATACAGAAAGGAAAGACTTCTAATGATTACTATAGG